CTTCCCTTTTGCTTTGCGCTGCTTGTTTTCACGATTGATAACCTTTCGTTTAGTAATCCATGATTTAGGAATGTGCATCCGGGCATTACTGTTATCACCGGATACGGTTGATGCAAGACAGATTCCATCTTTTGTTTCTGCGATTAAAAAACCTACTGTGCATACATGGTGAATATCAACTTTAACGTTGTCTTCCCACCCAGCATCAGAGACGGCATCAACCCACTCTACATACACTATTGGGGAGGATTCCAAGTCTCGTTTGGTGTTCTTTGCAACCACAGGAGTCTTGCGTTTTCCTGCACTCGGTCCGTGTCGCCCTCGTAGGCTTTCAGGACTGTTTGGTATAACTCGGTTTCGTTGGTACATTCTTCTAGTATCCTTTTTGCTTTAACTGGTCCAATGCCTTTTAAACCGACGATGTTGTCAATCCTATCGCCTGTTAATATCTGAGTATAAAAAGAATGTAAACCTTCAAACTCAGAGACATAATACTTTTCTTTCTTACGGTAGTTGTAGTGCCAACCTCTAAACTGATTTAAATCTTTATCAATATGAACCATGATGGATTCATCTTCAGGGACTGCATACGCAGCGATACCGACTGCATCGTCTGCTTCAATACCCTGCACTACTTCAAAGCCCCACGATGTCACTAAATGGCATCTAAGAGCCTGTAAATGTACTGGTTTGTCAGACACTCTCTGACCTTTGTACGGAGCTGTAACTGCTATCAAATCACGGAAGTTGCCTTTGCCCGTTAGGAAGCCCTTGTAATCTTCACAGTCCAAGTCCATACAAAGTTCAGTCATTGTTTGCTCCAGCCTTGCTATCGCAATGTATTCCTCAGCATCGTTGCTAGAGAAACCCACTGCGTAGCAGAGGCTATCGGCATCAATGAGTGCTGTTATCACAGGATGTCGTCATCCAAGTCATTAACAGTCATAGGACCTTCAGCGCTATCAGCACTGTATTTCACCAAGTCGGTAATGACAATCTTTGCCAGTGATGCGCTAACACCTTTCTTGTTCTTCCAAGTCCAGCTATAAGGCTTAATCAATGCCACAGCCTTAGAGCCGTTGCCTACGGTGTCCTTAACCTCATTGCCTTCTTTATCGTAAGGCTGGATAGCGTAGTTTGATTTAACTGTCAAAAACCAACCCTTCTCAGGTTTGTCTTCACGCTTGCGTGGCTCAAGACCAATCGACTCCAATGCTTCCACAGCCTTGTCAGACAGGTTAGCCAAGTCACATTGGAACTTCCCACTCATGTCGTTAACACGGTCAAAGAAAGCCCACTGAATTTCTGCTTCGATTTTTACTGGTTTAATTTCCATTTTAAAACTCCTTATCTACTACGGTTTATGAATACTGCAACAACTATTGTACCACAACTACTGCAGGGTTTGGGTATAGGGATTAAGACTTTCTTCTAATGTCCCATCTTCTATATCCAACACTGCATCCTTCAAAAGGTCGTATGTTTCCTTTAAATCAAAGGACGAACTTAGCGAGTAAGTCCCATCTTTGTACGCAGAGACAGCCACCATCCCAAGTAAGTTCTCGTCTTTTTCTTCTATCATTAGTGTGTCTCTTTCCATGAGTTACCTACTTTGTATTCACCGTCCAGAGGACAGCGCATATTCAATATTATACCAGCTTCTTTGATAGCTTCTTTACCTAAGATTCCTGCTTCTTCTGCACGCTGTTCTTCCACTTCAATCTGCCACTCGTCATGGACATTGGCAACCATCTTAAAATCTATCTTAGATTTACGCAACTTCTTATGCAAAACAACGACAGCCTGTTTCATTACTATCGCACCAGCGCCTTGCAGTAGCGTGTTGAGCGCCGAATGTTCTGCACGAACGAGTAACTTTCGTCCGTCAAGACCTTGTAGCCATCCTTCTTTAGCGTAGAGACGAGCCACTTTCTCTCTGAGCCTTTTAAGTTTCGGTGTGTTTTGTAGAAAACTATCAATGAGTTTTTGTCCTTCTTTCGCACTACCTCCAACAATCGACCCGATTTTGGCACTTCCTGCGCCATAGAGAAAGGCATAGATAAACGTCTTAGCTTGATTCCTCGTTTGCAACCCAGCAGCGGTTTGGTTCGCTGTGTGTATATCGCCTGATACAACCTCATTCGTATATTCATTATCGTTCATATAGTGAGCCAACATACGCAACTCTAATCCACTTGCGTCAATACCGACTAACTTATATCCTTTCTCTACTGTCCACAAATCCCTACACTCATGTCCGTAGGGGCTTCCACTGTTAGGCACTTGTGCCATGTTCGGACTCATGTGTGTCATTCGACCTGTTACAGCGCCGTTAGTGATGACACGACCATGAACCCTACTGTCTGTGCCGACTGCTTTTATCCACGAATCTACTTGAGCGATTCGCTTCTGTAACATCATGTATTCTGCGAGGGTTTTTGCTTCCGGGTAGTCGAGACTGGCGAGGACTTCTTCATCGACGATGACGCTACCTTTTTCGGTACGCTTTTTGGGTTTCCAACCCTTTTCTTGAAGTCTCTCTGCAATTTGCTGTCTGCTGCCGGGGTTGAACGGCGTGACGATGTCGTTGAGGGGCTTCCCACTTGTTTTATGTGTTCTGCCACTGATGACGACTGGCGGAAAGATGGTTTCCATTTCAACTTGAATAATGTCCAGTTTAGTCTTAAATTCAGATAGTAAGCATAGAGCCTTAGGCATATCCAGCTTGAAACCGTTTCGCTCTTGTTCAGCAATGATAATTGCGACTTGGTGTTCGAGCGTGATACTTTCTTTTGAGAAACCATTTTCCATCTCCTTCGTTAAATGTTTGTAAAGCTCTGCTGTTACTTTTGTATCTTGAATACAGTATTGCAACATCTCATCGGTAAGACCGCCATCAAAGTCTGTGAAGTCTCCCTTTGGGAAACCTAAACGATTACCCCAAGCAGCAAGGCTGTGTCCATCTTCTAACGATGGGTTATACAGCCGTGACAACACTAGCGTATCTACTAACTGTGACTTTTTGACAGTAATTCCCCAAATTTTCTTTAATACAGGGAAATCAAAGAAGATACCGTTGTGAGTAACAATGCTGTCGCAGTTTTTTATAAAGTCTTGCAGTGACGCTGGTTGCACAAAAGTAGAGACAACATCCTTGTCAATATCACGACACACAACACACCAGATTTTATCATGGGTGCTGTTGGTCTCAATGTCAAGGACTATACGCATACGTTAATCATTTTAACTAAACTTTGTAGATTAAGCAAATACAATCGTGAAGTGTTGTTATCGCCGCCACTAACAATCCTTGGCATAGTCTGAATAATATAATTCCTGAGTATTTTAATCGGGATTACCAAAGTCATCACAATATCATTACCGAGTGCAAGGTTATGAAACCAATACTCTGCCTCGGTAGTAGCGATGCCGCTAGGCTTACCACGACTCTCAAACTCAATTACGATGTTTCCGGTGGACTTCCACTTCTCTCGTTCGGTCTTAACCTCTATTTTGCTGTGCTGCAACATATCAGCAACCTTCTTTTCAAATACTTGTCCGTACTCTAGGTCAATGTCAAATCTTTTGTCGTTGTTCATAAGCATAATTTTATCAAGCCTCCAAGATACAGCGCTACTGCTACAAACTCAACGGTGAATAAGGCGTAATCCTTCTGCTGCACTCCTGACCAAGCCCATAAACAACTACCAATCAAACCAAACCATAGGTTTAATGGAAAGATGTTTAGGCTAGTCAAGCCAATGCCAATCAGACAGAGGATAGTGCCAGTCCATTTCATTTCTTCTTAACTACTTTCTTTTTAATGACTAGCGGTACTTCTTCTACCTCTACTGGCATTGGTCGTGGTTCTTCAAACATTGCAGCAAGTAGGTCTTGAATCTCAGGTTCAAGTAATGTAAAAGACTTACCGTTGTTCATGTGTATTTCACGGTCAACGATGTAAGTAACATTCTGTGTTTCTATGATGAGGTTATTTATCTTGACTAGCATTGGTTTCAATCCTTTTCAGTTCGTGTTCAATCATCTTCTGTGCGCTACTCAGTGCCTTAATCAGTTGATTACAGTCTTCAACGTGGTAATGCGCTACAACATCAGTGCCTAACACCTTGTATGCTTCTAAGGTATCTCGAATGAGTTGCTTGAGCGTAGTTGTGAATTGCACTGCTTCATCAGCTTCACCAAAGAAGAAACCGTAGTCCACTGCACCGTTCTCGGCAATCCATACAAAGCCATCTACTTTTACATTCTTACTCATGATTTATTCCTGTGATATACATTGTTAGGGTTCTTTAGCATAGATTTAATTAGTGCATCAATGGTAGGGAACCACTGGATAAAACGCTGTCCGCTGGGTTCATAGATTGTGAAACTCATTTACCCTCCGCAATAAACTTGTCCACAGCGACATCAATCTCATCACCAATCATCCATCGCCATTCAGACATATCACCATTACAGGCTATAACCGATGGTGCAACAATCTTAGGGTCAATATCCCATGATGCACTCTTGAGCCAGCGATAACGCTCTGCATCAGCATAGACAGCACGATTGTCTTGAATACGACCAAAGACATCCCGGTTAAGGGTTCGTAGCCTGTCAATCTCCAAGCATAATGCGTTGATGTAGTTACGAGTAACAGAGTATTCGTCTGTCTTGGCATATTGTCGTGCTTTTTCTACTAAGTCGTTGCTCATAGTGTGTCCTTAATTTCTAACATTCGTCCAGTTTTGCCATTATACAACAATGCACCGCAGTTGCCAGTGTAACCGCTAAATCGGTTCTTGAGAACCCGCACAGATGTGGTATTTCGCTCAATCATATCTTGTGCTTGTCCATTACGCTCTAAGCCAATCACAATATCAGACAACTGTGCAATAGCGCCTGAGCCACGCAGTTGCGCTAACGATGTTGCCGCCCCTTCTTCGTGTCCTTTGCTTTCAGGTCGTTTCAGGTGACTAACACAAATCAAACTGATTCCTGTTTCCTGTACCAGCATCCGTAACTTAGTCATTATGGAGTCGAGAGCCTTGCGCTCATCACCAACATCACCGCCGCTAACGATAATGCTAAGGTGGTCAAGAAACACATAACCACAGCCAAGACCTTTTGCCATGTAGCGCACTCGATTGACAATATTTTCCAAAGAAGTGCTACCAAAATGGTCAAACAGGTAAATACGGTCACTTCCCAAAGTTCTATCAAAAGCATCTTTCAGTTCCTCCGGTGTTACTTCTACATCAGGTAAATGGATTGGTTTATTTACTGCCAAGGACATCAAAGACCTCGCTGTTTTTCGTACACCTTCCTCAAGAAACATAAGTCCAATGTTGTCATTGGTTTTACATAAGATGTGCCATACAATTTCTCTAAGAAATTGAGACTTACCGAGTCCGCTGCCGGCGGTAACCATGACCAGTTCACCTTTCCTGATTCCGTAGGTGAGTTTATTGAGTGCTTCATATGGATAATCACAATCAGCTTTCTCGATAGGAGCTGACACCATATCCCAGAGGGTGTTACCTTGAATAATTCCATCAGGGACATAAGCCTCAGCACCCCACCAACAATCAATAAATTCCTTACTACTTCCATTCGCCAAATAGTCGCAAGCATCTTTATATCCTTTTTTATGTTTCATTACCTTCACTTTGCCACCGAACAATTCAGCGACAGCTTGTGAAGCCTTTTGTCCTGCTTCATCGGCATCAAACGCAATGACGATGTTCTCGAATGAGTCAATCCATTCATACTGTGCTTTACAGTCCTTTAAAGCGGCACTAGCACCGTTTCTAACACTAACGCAAGGATACTTACTGCCTTGCATCTGATACGCCGCCATAGCGTCTAGCTCACCTTCACAGACGGTCAAGTAGCGACCTGCTTTAGCAAAGAGTTGCTGTCCGAACAGCGTAGCGCCATTAAAGTCACCGGCAATGCTAAATTGCTTGTTTGCTACATCCCTAGTCTTAACTGCCGCTAGTGTGCCATCAGCATCATAGAATGGGTAATAGTGTTTACCAGTTGATTGTTTAACGCCGTAGGTCAGGCAAGTAGCCGAAGTAATACCACGGTCAGAGATACTAGAATTAGTAGCAGAGTCATAAAATTGTATATCCTTGTTCATTGGTTTAACTGCCTTCATTGTTGTTGTTTCACCGTTGCTGGCTGTGTAGGTTTCACACTTAAAGCAATGGGTATGACCATCGTCATAGAGCGCATTGGCATTTGAACTGCCGCAATGCTCACACGGTAAGTGCTTTACGAATTTAGAAACTGGCATATTCAAATCCACTATGCAGTTCAATCTCCATATCCTCAAAATCTTCTTCTTTAATATCCGAAGGCGATAAGTTCTCAGCCATGATATGGCAATCTTCTTCGGTGTCGCCCTCAACTGTTACATAGTAAGTCTTGGTGACTTTGAATGTCGCCATCAATCCTCTTGGTGCTGTTCTCATTTTTCATTCCCTTTCATAGTGCTTAATGAGTCAATCAAATCGTCAAATAAAATATTGTGCAACTGGCAATACACTTTAATTTTCTTAAATGCGCTTTTCTGTATCTCGTACACGGTACTCGTGTGCAACTCCATTATCGCCGCTATCTCCGGCAAACTCATCTCAAATTCATCTGAACTAAAACCTGCTTTCATATCATCTCCCATCCACTTGTATAACCCCGTGCCTTACTCGCCAAGGGTATGCTGATTCTACATAAAAACATCGTGAAATACCATCTTTTACACTAAGCCATCCATGCCAGTAAGCATGACCCTTTTCATAACTGCCGCATACGGTATGCTCTAGTTCCCATTTAGCGGCTCTGTAGCCACCGTAAGCCGAGATAAGGGCTACCCCTAGCACCACTAAAATAAACAGTTCCCAAGGCGTTTTAGAGCGTTTGTGAAGGCATCTATCTTCGCTGGCTTTGGTAATGTCTTTATCCATAGTGTTTTATCCATTTCAATATACTGTTCTGCTTCATCACGGGTATAAAACCGCCGTACTAACCCACCCCATTCATCCCGTACTTCGTACCGTAAATTAGACATTAGTTACCTCATATAGCATTGCGTTTACTTTAGCCTGAATCATATCCTCTAAGTCGTTGATTACATTGGCATAACCGTATTCATCGACCAAATCCGCCATATCCGACAATACGAAATGATAGTGTGCTTCATCGTGTTTGTTCATAAAAAACCCCTTTCAATAAAAGACAACTTACAGTAATCATTGACAATTCAAAAGTCAATAGTTATAGACAAAAATAAAAGACTTGACACAATTTCAAAAACTTCGTATAATGCTTTAACAACATAGACTATCGTTGATTGTTTCTCTATGTGATTAAAGACTATTAAAACCTTACAGTCCTGATACAACATAGACTATATAGACGATTGCATCAGCGCTCATTCCAGTATTCATCCATGTCTTCGTCACAATCGTCTTTATCAAAATCATCGATATTGTCCAGCAATGAATCAAGGTTTCCCGTATCCGCATCACTTAATAGGTCATTCCTTACCTGCACTGGTATATAGGCATCGACAGTACGGATACACGTACTACACATCTCTAAAAATTGCTTAGTGATAGCGTGGCGCATAGTCGATTCAAAGTCATTTAATGCTGTATTGCAACAAGTGCATCTCATTTAAAGCCTTTCTACGCCCTTCTAGGGCATTGGTAATAGGTAGGTATCAAGTATATATCAAAGTCGGCTAAAACAGCCCTCTAAAGCCCTGCTAGATAGTCAAATAACCATAGCAAGGATTGAGTATATAGCACAAATCCAGCAAGTACGAATAAAACCGTATTTATTGACATATAATCACCCTACCATCGCTACACACGGAACAGACAGTCATAGAGCCATCAGGCGCAATGATGGTGATTGGTTTACAGCCAGCGTATGCGGTTTCCAGCATTGCGAGCAATCCCACCACAATAAAGCCCTTAGTTAAGTTCATCATATGGTATTTTCTCTTTCATAGTTAAATTCATCAGGTCAAGCCATAGCGTATATAGTCCTTCATCGGTCATAGTGTCAAATACATCCAGTCTATCGGGATGCCATGACCCCATCGTTACTATGTCTTGAATCATAAATAAGCGGCTTTGGTTCATTGTGTAATTTCCTTTAATTAAATTGTACCCTGTGCGGTGTCAATATAGGTTTGCTTTTTCTCATCGAAAAAACTAAAACTGTCCCATTCTGTGCCGTCATCGTTGCAATCAAATACGATAGAATATTCCCTTGTTCCAATGTGAATACGGTGATGGATTCGTTCAAAACTATCGTTTATCTCACCGCTTGCGTATTGTCCGTATTTAGGAAACAAAACGTACCAGTGGTTTCTATCCTTATCAATGATAAGTTCTAAGGCATGTTTGTTTACTACAATGTCATATTTTTTCATTGTGTAACCTCCTGATTCACTCGTTTGTAATACTTTTTGATAAGTTTGTTTGATTCCTTAATTTCAGCGTGTAAAGCCGCTATACCGTCCCATCTGTCATCATCTAAATAGATTTCTATGGATTCAGTCATCCGGCTAAGTAAGTCCACGGTATAGGCTAAATCGAGCCAGTCTGCATTAGGTTTCATTCTGCATCCTCTATTCTGTCAATTTGCCAATCTAATTCGGAAGGGTTAGAAAAATCCCCGATGTCTAATTTGTATACGCTATCCCATGCTTCATCTTTTGATTCTGCTTGAATGTCGCAATACACCTCAACTACATAAGTGGCATACACTCTATAAGTTTTCATGATTTAAGCTCCTGTAAGTGCAACGGCTATAAAATAACCCATTGCGATTGATAGAATACCAAACAGCACAATATTTAAGACAATCCATAGTAATTTAAGCATGGTTAGCCCCTTAAAAGTTTAAATATATAACTGTTTCATCGGTATAGCCGACAATTACAGTTTCATCATTAAGATAGTCAATCACTGCTTGCGGGATGTCTTCAGGGTTTAAATCCTCACCATCTGCTAAAGTGTAATCTTTTACTACTTCATCATAAGTTGATTCAGTGAAATCACAGCATAGCGCAATGACATCAAGTTCCTGTTGTTCCCCTGTTTCGCTTTCCTGTTGTTCAATCCAATCAAAGAGTGCTACTAAGCCCTCATGAGTAAAATTATTGGGTCGAATAGCCATAAACGCATCTGTGAATTGTGATAAACCAATAGTCTGTTTCATAATTAAACCCCTAATAATTTATTTTTCGATTGTTCAAATAATACTTTGACTGACTGATTAGCCCAATAGTCAACATCATCCTGAATCAAATCATCAGCACTTGCTAACACTAAACGAGTGAATAATTGGTCATCATCATCAATGATTGGGTATTCCTTATCTAACCATTTAGCAAAAAATCCCAATACTTCTTCTCTGTTACTGATTCCTGTAAGCATGATTAAGCCCCTTGAGTTAAGTTATCAAAATATTCTTGTGGCATTTCAGAGTATGGCAAATCTGACCATTTAGCAATATCCCATTTCCCGATATGCTTTGATGTGGTTACTGACCATTTTCTACTTGTGCGATACA